CTTGGTATGTGGAGCGCCACAATACTTTAATCGTGCAGGAACCCTACGATCAAATCGTTGGCCCATGATTAATTTCTGATAGGTTTGTAGGGCGAGGTTAGCCTGTCTCCACTCAGTCGTTTTGCGATCCGTATCTTCCAGTATCTTTTCCACCTTATCGATGAACTGCTGGCAGAGCGGACCATTGATCGCCAAACCTCTGTTTGCGACTCTACGGGTAAGCGATGAGAGCAATCTTTCCTTCTCAGGGAATCCGACATCTAGCTCCTGATAGACTCGTAAACAATTCCTACTGTCTTCTAGTGCATAGTTTATAAATGATGGATTTGCCTGTATTTCCTGAGCAGATAATCCAGCCATTGCATCTCGCTCATCCTTGGATATTTCCTCATTAAATAATTCCTTAATAGCTCCGGCTAATGATCGGGGAAGCTGATGGTACGATGCCATGTCTGCCGTGCATATCCAATCGCTTGGCATGAACTCGGGCATCTGTCCTCTGAAGATTGCCGCTCGAGCGCATACGCTATCAAACTCGGCATTATGGGAGATTAAGGTATGGCCGTTTAGGCGCTCAACCGGCAACCTCTGTGGCTCCCCTACCCATTCAAATCCATCCTCTGCTACGATTGAAACGAGGGTTACTCGGAAGTCAGGATTCTTTACATATCGGTCGAGGCCAATCTTTGCGACTGAGTAATTCTTACTCCACACAGTCTCCAGGTCGAAGGCTACAATCATACCACTTCCCGAAATAAAGTTTGTGCCGAGAGAATCGCATTTTCGAGAGTTGGATATTCCGTTTCGGGAAGATCCCTATCGATCTGCACCCTCCAGGTATGACCATCCTCGTTCTCGATTAATGTAATATCCGCCTGTCTGTTTCCCGCCTTCACGATTACCTTTGATCCACGGGGTAATCCCAATCCCATTTTATATTCTGTATTCATATTTTTCATGTGTTTAAAAACAGAGCTACTCACCCGGCCGAGTGTCGCCGAGGTGTCCCATATGGTTTCCGTTGCCTGGTGCGGTAATACCGCCCACCAATGAGTAACTCTTAAAATTCATTTACTAAGTACCTTCCCAATCTGTTTTCCAATCCACGCTCCCACATTGACAGTAATTGCATTGCCCATCTGTTTGTAGCGTGGTCCATCTGCCTGTTTGAGTACCTTGCCGGTTGCCTTCCACTCGTTCCCCTCAAGGACAACTTCCATCTTTTCCGATGTCCAATTATCGGGGAATCCCTGTAGGCGTTCGCATTCGATTGGAGTGAGTCGGCGGACTGTTAGGTTTTCTCGGACTCCCATTTGCAGATTGCTCGACTCCGAGTTCATCTGACAATTTATCGTCCCACTAATATCACCCTCCCATGCCGCCTTGTTTGATCGGTCGGATGCGGTAAATGCCACCCCCACGCCTTCCCCGCCTTGCTGGCTACGCAGAGTTACCGATACATCCTCGGAAGCCTTGGGGGTTATGTCTCCGTTCCATGAGACGACTTCTCCAACGCTTTCTCCAGCATCTCCGGCAGTTCCTTTCCCCGCTTCTCTGCTCGGCGCAGGATACCCTGGCAAGCTCTCGGTGATAGCGAGTATTTCGTCAACGGATTCGCCTCCAAAATCTGAGACAATGAACACGCGCTTCCGTCTTTGGGCCACACCGAAATACTGGCTGTCGAAAAGTCGCCATCCTGTTTCACAAGCCCCGCAGTCGAGTAGCTCTCGGATGCACCTTGCAAGTGCGACACCATCGTCTGCGGAGAACAATCCACCGACATTTTCTGCCACCGCAAAGCGTAGCCCGCATCCTCGGGATCGCAGTTCCCGAATAAGTCTAGTTGCTTCATAGAATAATCCTGATCGTTTCCCATCTAATCCCTCTCTTTTACCGGCCACGCTCAAGTCCTGGCATGGAAATCCGTATGTTATAAAATCCGCATCGGGTAGATTATCCGCCGATACTTTTGATACATCGCAGAACAAGGGAACATTAGGCCAGCGATGCTTCAACACACCCGCCGCATTCTTATCCCATTCCACTTGGGCAACGCATTCATGCCCCGCCTGTTCCATGCCAAGGTCAATACCTCCAACACCACTAAATAAACTGATAAATTTACCCATTATAATCCTCCATTTTCTTATAAGGATTTCGTTTAAATCCGTTATCGCTTGGCATCATCCTAGGCTTATTAGTCCGATACTTTTTCCCATCCGCTCCATAGGCTAATTGGCACTTGCTGAATGCCCGATGAAAGCCTTCGTTCGCTTCGTGAAGGGTTAGGAAACCACCTTCAAACTTTACAGGCTTTTCTCCCCACTCCTTAGTCCTCCAACAACGAGGACCATCAGTATGGTTTAATCCCGTGGGTCGTAGTTCTTCAGACTTCTCCATACTTCACATACTCCTTTAAATACTTTCCACGCATCCCGAAGTTCATCGGGACTGTAGCTAATAACTTGAAAGCGACCAGGCTCTGTCGAACTGAGGTAGCAATTAGCTCCGTAGATTCCCTCATTCATCATTCGATCCTCGCCGAAGTAAGTCGCTCCATAGGCCGCAATCTGATGAACTTGGAAATCGTAACTCGTTACCTTTACGCCTTCCTTAGTCTTCCTAGTTTTCCAATCGACTATGAAGTTCTGACCATCCGGTCCTTTTCCTACGATGTCCACAGTTCCAGCAAATCCATGATCGTGGTTCACCATCATCTTTTCCCTTTCGATAAACCTAAGTTGATTCTCCTGTTTCCAGTCAAAGGCAGGCTGAACATATTCAAGTAAGTCCTCGTCTATAGGTTCACCATCAAAATACTTCTCTATCGAATCATGGATTCGAGTTCCAAACGATGCCGCTTCCTCTACAGGCTTTTCATGCTCTACTAAGCATCTATCTGCAAATCGTTCAAAAGTTTCGTCCATTTTTGCTGGGTTCTCGTAAGCTATCCTTAAAAGTTGATCCTGTTTCCAACGATCAAGCCCAGGCTTTGCGAAAAGTCCAAGTATGCCAGTAACACTTGGGAAAAGCTTGTGCTTCCTAGCATCTCGCAAGGTAGTATTTCTTTCTCCATCGCCCTTGGCGTTAGGAACTGTGTGCATGGCCTTACCTTCTGAGGTGTACCAATGTCCACCACTACCACGCTTTGGTTTAGCGGTTAAAATAGCCATGTAGTGCCTCCTTTATTCTTAAAGCTATTACGATGAGCGTATGAATTAATCGCTTCATGCATCTGCCTCCTTGCCCTTCAACCAAGGGTACTCATCCTCGATGCCTTCAAGCATGGCCTTAGTTTCCCAATCGTAAATTCGCCGATCCCGAATTTGTTGGTAAGCATAAATTAGGTTTGAATGATCTCGGTCAAACTTCTCTTCCATGTCATCGTATTTCATGCCAAGAAGTTTTCGGGTATAGTAATATACGCATTGGCGAGCTAGGGCGATTGGATGCCTTTTAATTCTTGAATCAATCTCTTGAATCGAAACTTCAAAGCCATCGGCCATAGCCTTCTTGATTTGAGGTATAGTAGGCTCGTTCATATTACGATGTCGGCAAGTACGACTGCCCATCCAATGAGAATTAATACTGCGGGAGATTTAAAATGATTTGTGTCCATAATGTTTTTTGTGGGGTAATTAAAAAAATAACAGGTGATCAAACTAGGCTAAAAACATAGCCTTGTTCGGAGACATCCTCCGACTCTACGCCCCGTTGAGTACAACCAGTAACTATATAACCTAAAAGGGTGGTTGTACTGTTGAGGTTACGGGTGCTGTGAATGTGGCTTGTTGAGCTACAGGTGCTACAGGTTGAGCGACTTGTACGGGAACTTGTACAGGTGCAGGCTGAACTACTTGAGGCTGATCAATTGTTACCTGTGTAGTCGCCTGTGGCGCAGGCGCGGAAGCACCGCCTGGAATGTTAAAGCTAGCGGCCTGTGGAACCTGTGCTTCCATGCCTGCCATCACAGGGGTAATTGAAGTGATATCACTATAAACTGTACCCTTTTGGGAGGTCTTCTGAATGATATTAATCATGCATCCTTTACCTCTTAAAGATTCTGTATCGAATCCAGCACCAGGGTTGCTACCGAGCCATGAGGTTAAAACTCCTACGAGTTTGCTTTTCTCATGTGCTGAGATTTTCATCTCACCTGTCTGTACCATTTGTCCGTCCTGAGTTCCGAAGAGAAATCGGCAGACATCTAATGTTTCGATGACTGATGGATCGTCATAGCTTGGGCGTTGAATGCCAAAGCTGTCTTTAACATCGAGGCAGACAGCGAGGTACTGCCCAGCGTTAATAGGTTCAATCGGCCAGCCACTTATTGGTCCGTTTCCGTTAGATGATTGTTGTAATATAGCCATGTGTTAGTTGCCGGTTTTAGCGAGTCGGCCTCTCGGTTATTTATTTACAAGAAAGTCCCGAAGGATGAGAATCGCATCGGCAGTTTTTAAGGTAATTCCTTTAGTCGATGGGAAGAATCGTTTGGCATGGTTCGCTAAAACCTTTTTGCGTTTGTTTGAGGTTAGCCCAGTTAATCCGCTTAATCCTTTTTGCCATTCTTGAGGACGGACTAAAGTGAATGGAATTTCAGCCATCCGAAGGACTCCTTCAAGGAATCCGCATGATTTGCCTAATTTGAACGAGCTACTAGAAGGTATCATCTTACCCGCAAACGGCGGGACCAACTCGACCACAGCTTCAATCGATGTGACATCGGGGTGGTCTTTTAAGTCCTGAATATGTTCTACAAATTCAAAGTCTTCCCCGAGGGTGTGGAGATGTATACTGTCTAAGCTTCCCCAAGCGATTGCGTAACCGCCTGATTTACCTGGATCGATTCCAATCGTTAGCTTCATACCACTTCCTCCTGTAGAAATTCAGCGAGGGTCGCTTCGATATCTGCTCGAAGAAACTTATGGCCAGCTTTACGCCATTTGTACTTTCTACGCCAAGCGATTAGCTGGTGTTCAGAAAGATCAAATATTTCCTTTACCTCAGAGCGGGTAAGGAATATGGGGTGGTATTGTTTTAGTAGTGTTTTTGAGGTCATGTGCCGATGTGAATAATTTCACTCGGCGGAAACAAAAACTAAACTTACTCAGATAATTTGTAGTAAAATCTGACAGTATGTATATTGTGCGAACCACTTTCTGATTCCCGCCGAGAATTAATGTCTAAATGTAGAAAGAACTCCTGAACCCATCCAAGGTTCGTAATGTGCATAATCCACATAAAAACAATCCTGTCAATAGCTTTGCACGAAAAACCTATAAAAACATTTTTATTCGTTAATTGTTTCATGTTTTTACAGGTTTTTTTCTTCGTTTCTCAAGTCCTTTTAATCTTAATAACTGGTAATAATTCGAGTCGCCTCGGACTTTTTTCTTGCCTCTACCAGCCTGTCCGCCAATCTGCCCAAGCAGTCTAGCGGCCTCCTTGATCCTGTCCTGTCGGTCGATAATGCGGTATTGGATTCGCTTGCCGCACAAAGTATTAAGTACTCCATACCATTCATTATTACTAATTTGCGAAAGATCGTCCATAATCATTGTCGTCTGTAAATAGAATGCTCGATAAACCGCATCAGGTAATCGGAGCTTCATTCGGTTCATATCCTTAGCGAAACATCGCTTGGTTTTGCCATTATGTACAAATGTACAAGCTAGATCATTTACCCATTTTTTTCTACTTTTCATACGCACAACTGATTGCGTAAAATATACCTCAAAAATCCATGTCTACACAAGGGAAAACTAGTATTATGTAGGTTTTACTAGGGTTTTTAACGCAAGGGGTTGTGCGTTAAAATGGGTATGCGAATAAGCCTAATTAGCGGAAACGCTCGGCAGATTTAAATGGATTAATCCTTACTAAGATTTACGAGCTAGTCGTTCTGCTCTTCGAGCTTCGATCCTTTTTTTCATTTCAGGGTCTTCCCTCATTTTTTTATCCATTAATTTATTCAATGAAGATGCCATGCCTTCAATTTGTTTATCTGACATCTGCGATGCTATACCATCTTCATGGTTGAAATCAAAAACTTCAGGTTTCTTTTTATCTTTGGTCACGAATTACCTCCATTGCTGTATCGTAGGACATATTTAATGCATCTGAATTTTCACCTTTTAAGTATGCCCATATATCTTTTTCAGGATACCATAGTGTAGCTTGAAGATCCGCTGGGGTCAAGTTGATGCCTTTATCTTTTAACGCCTTCAATGCCACATTAAATGCCTTAGTAATCACAGCTCTCTCGGCATTTGATGGTATATCAATAGGTTTTAATTTATCAGATACAGTTGAACCTGCTTTTGCCCATTGTGGTTTTTCTTTTCCGATTGCTACCTTCTCAGCTTCAAACTTTGCAAGTTGCTTCTCCAGGTTAGCAGTCCCTCGCTTATCCTTCTTTGCTTTTTTTACAGCGTCTTTGGCTTTCGTAACATCATTGTTAGCTTTAGCAAAATTTCTTTCCCACTCCCGATTTAGTTTTTCGGCAAATTTATATACTGCATCATAATTATTTCTACCTGTAGTGTGATCACCAAGCAAGGTCTCGAATGCTTTGTCGGATATTTTGTAATTAGCTACTCCGTTCTTTTGAACTTTACCGCTTATTGATATTCCCTTCAAAAAGTCAGGCATTTCAAGATCAGCAAACTTCCGCTTACCTTTATTATTCCTAACTGCATAAATTAATCGACCTACATCTTTAGCTGTTAATGCTGTGTCTAAGGATAAACCGGTTAATCGCCCATAAGTCCTGCGTAACCAAAGGTCCACAGTTACGGGGTCGTAATTACCTCTGAGGTTTTGGAAAAAGCCCTGCCCGATCTTTGGACCAAATATAGCTGAACCTTTTACCTTGTCCGTGCTGTACCCAGCGATTGAAAATTTCTTATCCCCGAAAAAGTTTTTACCCCATTCTATTAGTTCCTTAACTGTAAAGTCGGCATCCAAGAAGTCATGGAGTTTATCAACTCCCATTTTAGCCTCCACCTTATCGTACAGTTTTAAATTGCTTGTGATGGCATCAGCCTTTGCTCCATGCTTAATGCTGTAGTCAAATTTGCCGGTTCTTTCTTTGTGCTGATATTGTTTAACTGCACCTTTGGCATTATCCATCACCCTCATGTTCTGACTGGTAATCGATAATGCACCAAGGAATCTATCTTTAGCCTCAAACTTTTGACCGATATCAGGAAAGATTTCTTCCGCTACAGACAATGCTTTTTCAACTGCACTTGTATACCAGTTTACCGCATTGCCGGTTCTGCCGAGTGCGGCCTCCCCTTCTTTGGCAAGTGTATCTCCTAACCAATTTACCTGTTCATCTGTAAAATCTTGTGCCTTGATAGGCTGACCAAATTCATCCTCGTATGATCTTCTAAGTAAAGCGGCGGCCTCCTTATTATCCTTGGCCATGCCCCTGGTGAAATTTGTACCGAATGTCGGATTTGGACCATCCCATGATTGAACCGATGCCGGAGTTGTATCGCCCAGGCTCGGCATAAAAAGAATATTCCTCTCCCCCGCATCGAAGGTTCCCCGATTGCCGGTGGCCGATTTGATTTGTTCGGGGGAGAAGGCCACTATTTCGTCAACCCTTCCATTATCGAATTTTACAATGATCCCGTCATGCCCTCGTTCTTTTGCAGATTGAGCTAGAAACGGGTCACTTGCTGATGTGCTTTTTACTATTAAGGGATTTTCTAAGCTCAGATATGAATCAATAATTATTTCATCATTGCCCTTGTTTATACTTTGCAACTTTTGATCGAGCCTATTTTCAAATTGTTGTAATTTTTTATATTCAGGACTGTTTAATCCTAAATCTATAGCCGCCATCATTGTAGAAGTCCCTAGCTGTTTTGCCTGTGCTTCGTATTCTTTTTGGAGGGCCAAAACTTCAGGGTCAGTTTTCTTTATTGCATCTTGGCTGTAAAGTTTTGCCTGTCCTTTTTTTGGGGTAAAATAAAAGCCTTCTCCAAAGTCACCTTTATTTATCGATTGGTATCGATCCGCATCAAAGGCTGTAAACTGATCACTCGTCCCATGATAAACCACCAACGGCTCGCCGTTCTCATCGACTACCTTGGACTTGCCGAACCACTTCTTAAAGTATGGCGAATCCGTACCCTTCTCATTCCATAGCTTTGCGGCCTCGGCTTGCTTCCCCTTCCCCGCACCCGCTTCGGAGGCTGGCATGAAGAGAATATCATTATCCCCGCCCTGTACTCTAAACTTTGCTTTTTCAATTGCTGTATTCTGAAAACTAGAAATATTTTTAACTGCTTGTTCATAAGGAGTCATATCAATTCCTTGCTCCCTTGCTCTCATATTAGCCCTTAATGGTTTCTTTTCAGGGTCAACTCCAAGTTTATTAGTAAGATTTTGATTTTCTTTTCTGTATGTAAGTAAATTCTCAAGATAATCTATAGTTTCTTCTCGATTTAAATATCTTTGAGCCTTGAAACCTTTCATCATTTCATCACCACCAAGGAACTCCAACTGCTCCCTTAATGATAATATTTTTGGGTCATTAGTGTCTGCCGGCATGAAGAGTTTGTCGGAATCGCCTCTTCCTGGCATTAGGTTACGCCTTAGACGATCAATAACTACATTTCTAGTATTGCCGGTAGGATTAAGTGTGCCTATGCGATCAAGCCTGCGTGATCGGTAGCTTGATAATAAGTTAGCTCGTCTCTCACCAAGGTTTCCTAAAGTTGGATTGTCTGCAATCTGACTTTTACTTACTGGTCCGAATGCGGCGTTAAGAAAGTCTCTTTGCTTATCGGTGATCCCACTCTTGGGGTTGCTGTCTCCATTGATAATTCCTTTAGCGTGGTTATCCAAATACTTATCAAACATGGACTCGAAATTCTTCCGAACTGTAGCATCGTCCGATCCACCAAATGCCTGTGCGATATCCCCACCTCTTCTTTTCAGTAGATACTCGACATTCTTTTGCATCTTATCGATTGATACTGTGTCGAGGATTACATTTCCATCTTTTGTGATGGTTATGCCGTAAACCAAACTATCTCTAAATCCACCTTTTAGGGTCTTATACTTTCTTCCACCTTTTCCTGTGGCGGCATAATAGAACAAAAGCATTTGATTGCCTAAACCTTCCTTCCCAGCCCTGCTTGCTTCTCTAAGGAAACTAATTTGTGAGGCATTATATTTACCAGTACGGGCAAGTTCATCGATAATAGAATCATCAATAAATTTACCCGAGCCTACTAGCTTGCCATCTTCTGTTTCGGAAAGGGTAATATGCCCTTCAGGTAAACTGTCTTCCCGTGCTTTTATGGCATCGACTAAATCTCTAGCTAGTGCTTGGTTTGCTTGTCTAGTTTGTGCAGGTGTAAAAACTTCAGGTTTCTTAGTAAGTGGGTTTATTTTAATAGAACCATCAGCGTTGGTCTTAAAATGCCCACCATTATTAAACATTTGAAGGCTATCGATTGGATCGTTGGGTGACACAATAACAGTATCAAGATCCTCATCGCTAGATACGGGGCGTTGTTTGCGAATCTCCGATTCCGATAACCCAATTGTTTCATCTTCGTATCGTTTGACTATGTTCTCAATCTCTCGGGAGCTTTTAAATGCTTTACCAAGTACACCAGTTCCTCGAACAATTGATCCATCTGCTTTTGTGGCCATACCGAGTGAGTGCATGACTTTTCTCCTAAACCCACCACCTGTTACACGATCACCAAGGCTTTCAATAAGTTTGTAGGTTGTTGATTGCCTTGCTCGTTTTTGTGTTTTGCCGGTGAGCATACGCTCGGCCACAATTTCTGCAAAGATTTCACGGGCAAACTGCTCGGGTGTTTCGTAAAGTTGACGAGCTTTGTCTGATACATTGGTTTGCTCTAGCTTATCGATGTAGGCTTTTTGTAAGTCTCTGAACTCTTGGTTTAACTCGTAATACTTTAGGCCATTTTTATCCTTCTGTATAATTGGCTTACCAGTCTTTTTATCAATTTTAGTAAATACTCCAGCTTTACCTTTTTCTGCATTACCAATTAATTCTTCTAAGATATTTGGTAGTAATCCATGCCTTTCGATATGGTGACCAACTTCATGAGATAGCACTACGCTTAAAGGGTCTTGGTGGTCGGAGTTTATTTCGATAATACTATCCTGGCCATCGACATACTGTGCGCCTTTAGGTCCATCCTTGCCCATCGATTTTACACGAATTACTGCATCGGGGAAGAATTGAGAAAATGTGGATATGGCAATCTGCTGATCTTTTTTCAGCTTACTAAACTCTTTGCGTTCCGCATCAGTCAGGGATTGCTTATGATACTCCAAGTCACCCAACTGTTTGCCTATAAAATCGGAATTATTACTAAATCGTAAAAGGGTTCCATAACCAAGCCCTGCGGCAATAAATGGAGTAGATGCACCGATTGCTGATGCGGCTCCTTCTTCTCCTCCAGCCATGTATCCGAATGCACCAGGTATAGATGCACCTGCTACTGTGGCCTTGGTTAAGTTTGCACCTTCGGTGAGAACTCGGCCTATACCACTTTTATCAAGTCCCCGAGCGACACCCTGAACCAAACCAGGTAGTTCTCGGGATTGTGTAAGAATTGGTTTTAGCTGAGATGTTGCATCTCCAAGTACAAGGTTTTCAGTTCTATCGACCGCCACTTCTGATAGCTTGGGATTGTCTGCTGGTAAAGCGCCCACCCTCTTAAAAAATGGTAGGGAAGATTCAGCCATTGATAATTGCTTACCGAGAATTGCAGAACTTCTCCCCATACTGGCTAATGCTCGTGGACCCATGTAGGCGGCTAGAGCATTAAGACCTGACCCGCCAAAGCTTATCTCTCCATCTGTTGCATCTAAGCCTGCACCTACTGTAGCGAATACAACTCCTTTAGCCGCAGTTTCAGGCAAACCAGTTCTCATTAAAAAAGTGGTCGCTTCTTCGATGCCCGCCCTACGCAAGAACTCGGTCATATTGCCGACATACTCGCCTGCTTTACCAAGTCCCTGCATGGTTTTACCGATTGCTTTATTTGTAATACCTGCACCCGCTTTTGCTTTTTGCTCGGTGTATGGTCTTAGTTTTTCAAGAATTTCATCAGCTTCCTTGGATGCATTTTTTAGGGCATCTGTAGCAGATTGTACTACATTATCAGGAGCTTTTGCGGACAATCGATTAAGTTGCTGGCTGTAGAATAGTTTTTTTGTTTCTGCGTTTTGCAACTGCTCGGCAAGTTTCTTGGCGGTTCCACGGCGGAGCATATTTGTGGTGGATGATAGTCCTTTAGTGACCGTAGCTGATAATGGCCCTTCAGGTTGTATAAATAAAGATGCCGCCATTGCCTGTTTTTTATTAGGCTCAACTCGACCACTCTTTAGGTCATTATACATATCTATATCACCAAAATATTCAGCCATAATCGCCGCACCATCATCAATAAATGATTGTGTTTCCATCATGCCCTTTATGAACTCAATCGAGGCATCAACATCTTCATCACCCTCCCCGACCATTTTTGAAAAACCTAACTTACCTACATCTCCGATAGTTTTGTAACCCGCAAAGGCTTCAGCAAGTGCTTGGTATCCTGTCGCTTGTTTCTTTTTTCCAAATAATTTACCAGGTAGTTCCCATATAGGGGTTTGCCCCATAACAATTAAAGGAGCGGCTACATCCATCCACGCAGGTCTACCTTCTGTTGTGCCAGCAAGCCCTTCAAGCACCTCACCTGCGGCCTGTTTAAACACATCGTACAAGCCTGAGTCTGACTCTTGGTCAAAGTATCCATTTTTGAACGCTTCTCGGGTAAGTTGCTTATTACCGCCATCATAAGCCTCAATCATCTTATCAGGCGAAACGACTTGTTTTAAAATCTGAAAAGTCGATTTTGCATTAGGGGCTTGATCCCCCTCGACCATAAAATCTACGCCGAGGGGTTCGCTTTTTATTCTGTATTGTCCCATTATTGAGCCTCTACCGAAAGTTGTCCTGGTATAGTGTAATTACCTTGATCAGTTGTGATGGCGTTAGAACTCGACTCAATGGGTATTTGCCCCGCCAATTCATCTTCAATTATTTTATAATTATCGGGCAATGTAAGATCTTCAGGGAGTTGCATTTGACCTACTATATTTTTGTACTGCAAGTAACTATCCTTAACAGGAGCAAATTGTGCAGATGCCGCTTTTCTTGCAATGTTTACAAAGTCTTTTCTTTGTGTGTCTGTTAATATAGTACCATCTTTCAGCTTACGGATTGCCTGCGCAATAGGTGCAGGTATTGCGACTCCATCTGCTTCATTTTTTTGTAACCAAGCAGTAGCATCCGATGCTGTCTTAAACTCGCTTTCACGGACCACACTACCTGGGTCTAGGATTTTCATGTAATTAAATACCAATGCTAAATCACCAGCCGCTGATGGTTTTTCTGCCGATTTTTTAACTTTTAAAAATGATGCTCTAACAGGCTTGAATGCCTTAACCTCGTCTAATGAGTTATACTCCTTTCGAATCTTGTTTATGCTTTCATCATAGTATTTTTTTGCTTCAAACGGATCAGGAGCCTTCGGTTGATTAGCCTGTTGAAACGCCAAAGCTTTTTGAAACATACCAGGATCTTCAAATTGTTTATAGAAGTCTAGTCCTTCTAATTCATAAACAGGTTTTTGAACATAGCTGGAAGGGTCATTTTTGACTCGTTCCATGAATGCTTGCGGGTCATTAACCTGTGCCAATCTCCTTGGATCGTTCGGGGCTGTGGTAGATGAAAAGCTATCAATTCTTTGCTGGGCTCCAGGTGTTAGTTCGTCTGTTGGAGCAAGATCATTTAATCGATCATAGAAGGCATTTGTTTCTGCTTTTACCGCATCCTGCCGTCTATAACCTTCATCCAATTCTGCCTGCCTCTGCGCCCTTCCAGCTGATGCTATATTAGCCTGACTAGCCAGTCTTTTTTCCTCCATCTTCATTTGAGCTTCAGATGCTTGTTTGCGCTGGTACTCTTTTTGTAAAAATGGGTTTTTAGAAATAGCTTTGGCATCTTTTTCGCCAACCCCTTGATTCATCAGGTAACCAGTCATTTCTTCAGACCGAGCCTTTTTTTCCTGACCTTCGATGTATCCTTTTGCGATTGTTCCTAGTGCCTGTCCGAACGAAGCATTAGCGGCGGCATTAGCTCGCCCCGCTTCAAGAAATGGTGAAAAATCGACTCGCATGAGTCCCGCATTAACTGTGTCTCCTATTGCCATAATATTATCCTCCTCCTCCTAACCATCCGCCCAAGGCCATTCCTGCCCCGGTGAATAAACCACTCGCCATTCCGCTAGCCGCTTGTTCTCTAGCCGCATATGTGTTTGCTAGGTAATTCGCACGATTGGAATATTCCTGCATACCGATATTAACCCCAGCATCGGGGTTGATTCGTGTAACTTGCTCTTGTGGGATTCCAAACATTGCGGCTCGTTGGCCATAACCCTGTTGGATGGAGTTCTGTCCACCACCGGTAAGCATTCTAGGATTATATGAAGTTGCCTGGTTCAAATTAGATGCATACCCGCCAAGTGATTGTGCCTGGTTTCTGCTATTACCAATTATATCCCTTAGATAATCTTCTCGGCTCATTGCTTGGGCGGCAATGCCCACATTGTCAGTACCTCTGCCTCGTGAAGTAATAGATTCTAGCGCTGATTGATCTGCCCTTCTGCGCATCTCCGGTGATAAGTCAGTCATCTGTGACTCACGGAATGCATCATTCGCCATTTGATTTGCCTGCTCAACTCGGGCTTGCATGAGCGGGTCGGATGATCGAATAGCCTGAGTCATGTCTGACCCGAATCGATTCATTAGGGAGATATCAGACCCCGCTTGGCGCTCGGCCATTTGTGCGCCAAAATCCTGTGACCGCATTGCTTGGTCCTCAGCAAGCTGTGCCATTGGGTCGGCCGCTCTTTGAGCCAGGCTAAGTTGTAAATCCTGGTACTGTGGATCGTAGCGTTGACGATTTTGCAGTAGTTTATTCTGCAAGGCTGGATCGGACATTGCGTTTACATAATCCCGAGCCGATTGCCCTGCATCAAACTTGCCTAATGCTGGTGCATCTTTTCCACCGCCAAATAATTTCTGAAGAAAGAATGATGGAACTCCTGACGAGTTTACAGGTACACCTGCCCCGCCCTTGGATTTTAATAGCTTTGCCTCATCGTCATTAATGTAGGCTAGTTCTTCCCCTTCAGGGGCGGCCATATTAAGGACTGTGGCGGCTTGTTTAAGTGGATCTTCAGGGGCATACGAAACAACTCCTTCGGGGGTCATTTTCCCACTAGCACCCGAGCGCATTAGCATTTCCCTTTCGATTGGGTTTATGTAAGCAAGCGATTCTCCTGCCGGTCCTTTAGATTCAAGATATTTAACGACATCGTCCTGAGATACATTTTCATTAAAAGCACTAGGATTGGTGTCGGGAAAAAAGGTAGGGTTTTTCTCTTTTGCATAATTTGTGGGGTTTTTCATATATGCAGAATCACCTGGGTCTTTCATACGACTATAATCTATATTCCCTAAGAATGCGTGTTTTTGCATTTGCAGTCTTTTTTGTGCCTCTGTCGCAATTTCATCTTCAGATGGTCCCATGCCCACCAATCTTTTAAGTGCTTCTAATGATTCCATGTCGATTAGGTTTTAATGATGTAATTTAAAATGATGGTGGGCTGTACATTATTGTGTGAAGATATTGCATCTTGTGCGCCTCCCGTTACTCCGTTGGTTGTATTATCGCCCGTCCTAAGTCGATTACCTGATCCTACTGTGTCATTAGAAACAGATGTTATTGATTGAACATCATGGGTATGTGCCGGTAGTCCCGATTGTGCGTGAGTCAAGAGGTGGTCTTCTAGCCCACCGAATGCTCCTAAGTTATCTCCATTTATTCCACTTTTTGCCGTGGTTAAACGATTAGCAGATGTACCTCCCATATCGTCCTGACCCGCAATTACTCGGCCTCGTAGGTCGGGAATATTGAAAGTGGTTGATCCATCTCCTACGCCGTAGGTTGTTCCTAAAATTGTGAATAGTTCAGTATTTACTGAATCCACTTGTCGGTCTTGGGGGGAACCATCGCAAAGTAAATAACCTGTAGGTGCAGATGAACCAGCATAAGGTAAAATCGATCCTGTCGGCATAAGCACACTTACCGCCGCACTATCGAGCTTGGCCGCTGTTACTGAGTTGTCCTTGATGTGGTCTGTGCCGACTGCACGATTTGAATCTGTTGAAGCATCGCTTGCCAACTCGTTTGAGCCAATTCCATTGCCTGGCACTTTTAGTTTACCTGTGCCTGAGTCTTTAACTATAGTAGACTCATCTGCTGGATCGTCAAATGTTGCGAGATCCACAATGTCTTGCAGTTTTTGTGCGGTTACTTGATCGCCTGATGCGAAGGATTGTCCTCTTGATAATATAGCCATGATTTTACCTTATGAAATGGATGTGGTTGATCGGTCAGTTATTCGGGCATCTACTTTAACTGCTCGAATGTATGGGCGACCTAAGAATGGTTTGATGTCTGCCTGAACCCCAAAACCTCGCTTATTTACTCGAAGCCTTAGAGAGGCATCCTCCGAGTCGGCAAGTGTGCTTCCAAGCAAGGTTGAGGCGTTAATTGATGCGGTAGTGGAGTCAGGTTCCTCGGTTATAAATTCGATAGCACTATCGGTCTGAGAGTTATTAGATTTCATCTGAATCTCGGACCGGCTAAATACTTTTCGGTCCATACTATCAGCATCGAACTGGCGAGTGGTTAGCTGGCTTATTACAGGAATTGTCTCAGCAGATGCTTGCCCAGGTGTTACTGATACAACATCTCCACCCTCAACAGAATCGACTCGATGCACTCCACCCTCTTCGGTGGTTATGTACAGGGCATTCTGTGCGCCTTCCCGAGCTACGATTAATTCCCGAATGGCAAAGTCTATCGAGTTTACAGAGTCGATACTCTCAAACCCTCCATTAATAAAATTAAATATTATAATGGTATTCAACTTTCTACCATTGCCATTACCTGGAGCAGAATCCAAGGGCAAAGCGATCCAATATCTATTATTAAAATAAACTGCACAGGATAGGTGAGCATAGTCCTGATTTATACGATCTATGTAGGGCTGAATTGTTTCTGATATTGGTGTGCCTGTTCCTCGTAAATTATAAGCGTCTAGGAACTCGACCGAGTAAATGCCCTGGTCGGATAAGAATAGAATTTTGTTTGCTACCTGAACGATAGATTTGCGTGCAGATGCACCTATTTCATTGGTTACCACATTTGTGGATACATCAGATAAAGATCCACTCACCCCTGTTAGTAGATGAATCGATTTACGATTAAATGCGACTATGCTATCCTGAGTAAAAGGCTGAAGGCCCACCAGGTAATCGCTCTTGCCGGCAGATACTCGGAATTGATTTCCGATGATGTCGAATGTGTCTGAATCAAATATATCGGATGCCGCCAATTCGTCCCTAATTTCTCGGTCCACGGGGTTTGTGTCGGAGGTATACCAGTATGGAACCCATAGCCTACGCTGATGAAACTCCCCCCACGGGGCGGCGGGCATATGTACGAAACCTTTTCCGATAGCTAGTGCTTTACTAACTGTGAGCGATGCACCTGAAGACTCATTCTGAACTCCCAAATTAAAGGTGAACTTTAAAAAAGGGTTAGTAGCACTACCCGATGAATCAAAAACCGATGTGACTACTGCTTTTTGATTTTCAAATAACTCGTAGGGAGATGTTGCGTTTCGGATAGTTATCTCGTCACCTTTTTGCAGGTTGTGGCCTGCTCCGATGTTCATGGTGACTACTCCATTTAATGCAGTTGCTGATGTATCTGTAAAGTAAGCGGGAGTAGTGTATGCCCCTTTGCTCACTCGGGTAAAGTCTTCAAAGTATTCAACCTGTGCGCCACTTACATTAAAGGCGACAGTTTGAGAGTCTGCCATCTCTACTGTAAAAGATGTGGTGCTTGGGGCAGTCTTTATCTGATAGCAGTTATTTGGATTGTGGGTTGGCCAGCCTGTAAAGTTTGTAAGCGTGACGAAGTCACCGACTACTCGACCATGATCGGTCGATGTGTTTACAGTTATTACCTGACCACTTTGGGAGGCTGTACTGACAGATCGATAATTAAGTTTTGGGGAGGCTGAAAGAGTTGTCTTGCGGGAACGAAAGATAAACATCTTATCAAACCCTTGAGTCATTCCGACAGGGCCATCTACAGTCTCACCCCCACCCTCGTACCGGCACTTAAAAAGTGCAGAGTCTTTCAGACGAATAATGACTGCAAGATTATTGGTGGCCGAGAATATATAATCATCATTATTGGATGAAGCATCAGAATAAACTGCCGACCCAAAAACTGCATTTACTCCATCATCGTTCAGAGTAAATCCTTCAGTTGTGGCAATCGAATTTCCCATCGATGCTACTGAGGTTTGACCTACTGAATTATTGGCTAATGTAAACGCCTCGGCCTCACCGGTAGAGCCGTCTGAGTAGGTAATTGTTTTGGTCGTAAAGTTTATAGAAACCAAAGCAAATGTACCATTAGGATTTGTCGCATTGGTAAATCCAAGGTTTGCAGTAGTTATGTTTTCGCCTGGAATAAATGCAAGGCTTGGGATGTCATCCAATACAAGTGTTACGATGCCCGAATTATCTCTTTGTCCGGCTGTTAAAATGTAAGGAACACGAATCGCATCTGCACCCGATGTTATCGATCCAAAGAGAGTCGATAATCCTTTGCGGGGTTGCCATGTACCATCATCATTCATCCGTCCATTTTTGGATAGGGCTACCTCACCAGGCTTTAACTGGTTAGGCCGCAGACGGGCATTCATCCGCAAAAAGAAGGTATCCCCTTCAGAAACGAATGGATCATCTAGTTTTCCGTATGATCGATATCTGCTCATGGTGCGGTTGTTTTATACGGATGATTGGAAGGAAGGTCTGTTGTCAGTCCCCACTTGTGAGCAAGATAACCTTCGATCTTATCTGAGTTTGACTGCGTTGCATCTTCTACAAATATCGCTTCTCCCCAATCTGAGTCTGCGTTGTTCTGATAGTCGTTAAGCTTAACAGATGCTGTACCGAAAGTTGATAGTCCCGACTGTGCTACATTCGTGTTGTAAGGTGTGCCGTTTAAAGATGCGGTAGCTCTAGCGTTAGGTACATCAAGTTCGAGGGACAGTATAGCCCATTGGTTGACTAAGTTAGTTGAGTTACCTGTTAGGTGCGTACCTGGATTCATGTACCAATCACCTGAGAATACGCCGTTACCACTCAGGTTAAACATGATCATCTGCTTGGTAGGGTTAGACCTATGAACAGTCACCAAAGCGTCATGGCTATCAGACACAGTTACCTTAACCACGAAGTACCATTTGTGAACCGCCGTAGAGCTGAACGCTATATTACTAAACGAAGTTGCATCCGAGTTATTATCGAATCTTAAAATATTCTTATTATTCTGCGAAGTATTAACTGCGGTTAGTGTGCTTCCTCCATCCGCATTAAAGGTATAGTTGTTGCCCGATTTGTCCGCTATAGCTGTAACATTACCACTAGACGAAGTGAAGGTTGTTTGATCGTCCATATCGAGCCACAAACGGGTGGTAATAGATGAAGGAGTCCATGCGGCGTTTGTACTTCCGCTTATAGCAAGTTGCATTTTATCCGCAAACGCCTCTCCGATATCAAACATATCGTTTACACCATTGCCCGTGATATCAGAATTGCCATCGGCTGAAGCACCCACATGGTTTTGCGAAGCACTATGTCCGTAGGTTGCGGCATCTATAATTCCTATGTACGCATCTGCATTAGCTACAGGAGTAAGGTCTGTACCATATCCGATCTTCGTGATGACGACAGGAAACTGAGAGGTATTAGATACATTGTACGAGTTGCCAAGGACTGTTCGTACTGCGGAAATTAAAGTATTCAACCCACTAACTGATGAGCCACTCTCGCCTTGCCACCATATCATTCCCTTGAAGTTCCAAGAGTATCCAGCGTTTGTTAGTTTGGTAGTAGCGTCAGAAAGTGCGGAGAGTAATCCACGATAGCAGTCACCTTCTCGGTTACCTGTTGCGGTAGTATCCCAATCGGAAAATGATGTACCAGCGTTCAAGGTGGACGCACCTACTGCGTATTTAAGAATGCCAATTGGTTGAGTAGTCAGATTGATCGCATTGGCCCTACTTACGAATCCAAGCTCAGGGCCAAACTTCGTGGAGTTTACTAGATTGTTTCCATCACCTCTCGTACTACCCGCTACTAATGATGCTGCCCAAGCTGAGTAGTTCTGTGTTGTTTCTGCGTTACCTGTAGAGTCATGCCATGAAGTATAGAATAAGCCGTCTTGAGTTGACTGTCCTGATGTAAGATCGGAAACATCAGCCGCACCATGTGCATTTGATTGACCAGCTAATATAAATAAGTCGATGGTCTGATTAGTGATTACTGAATTATCAAATGTACGATACCATACGCCGTTGTAAAAGTAAGACATCGTAGGAGTTCCGCCAATCGTACCATCGGTAACTAAAGCATTGGTTCCAGCAGAAGCATTTAAGGGTAAGGTTGATTTAGCGTAGCTACTAATCTGTACTCCGTCTTGTCCATCTACTCCATCTACTCCAGCGGCTCCATCGTTTCCATCAGCACCATCAGTACCATTATTTCCCGCCACGCCTTGTGGCCCTTGAAACTGCGATAACGAGTTCCACGCGGTGACACCATCACCAACCTTCAGGATTTGATTAGTAGTATCAAACGCTGGTTCACCTTCGGAAAGAATCGGGTTGGTACTAGCAAAGTTACTAGCGGAATCCCGCCTTAGAAAAATCCGCCTAATACTCATACTGATGCACTCCCTCCATTGATAGGAATTGCCTCAACATGACTAAGTCCAGCCCTACCACCATCCACAATTCCGACTGCGGAATCTTCGAGGTTTTGAATCTTCGTATCCTTGACGATCTTATCGCCTTCTAAAGTTACCATGCGAGTTTCCTTTAAATCTAAAGATGTCTTAACATTGCCCAGCGAAACCCTCGTACCGTACTGCGAACGATCATCAGAAGAAATCGAGCCAAAGCCCGATAACTGCATCATCGTAAAAAGCCCAGTATTGGGATCTTTTAAGGCAACAGTCTTCACTTCTTTCGTAGTTCTTGTACAATCTTGATCGCCATGAATGCAATGGTCGCCAAGCCAGCAATAATGCCGACTAGTTCATTCATTGCACCGAGGCCAAATGTAGCACCCGTGCCTACCATTCCCGCTACGGAAATTCTATCCATTGCAAGCATCGAGTAGAATTATTATGGCAATCAAACCTACGAATATCGTTATCATTTTTCCTCTTTTGGAGAGCGTGTGAAACTTGTCCTTTAATAGATAGAAGTTTTTCATTTAATTGGAAATGGTGGTCGGGTTTGATTCTTAATCGCTTCGGTCTTACTGCACTTACGGGCAACAAAGATTGGGATCGCTAGGTAGCATCCAAGCCCAACTGCCGCCCAGCCTAACCACTTTTTAATATTTGATGTAAACTGATCGAAGCCCGATTGATGCTCTGCCATTCCTTGGGCGACCAATGCCGATACATCTCCGTGTGAGAGGGCTTCTATTTTCTCCTCAGCCTCGACTAAGGCATCGGCATTTTTCAATGCCTCGCCAGCCAAGGCTCCTGTACCCGCACCAAGTGCGGCTCCTCCAGGTCCACCCAAGCTACCTAGTCCACCGAATGCGATTGCGCCAAGAGTTGGATAGGTGGATCGAAATGAGCAACCAGCGAGCAGAAGAGTCGCAATGGAGATGACATAGAGCATCAGCTAGGATCGCTAGGAGTCCACTCGTCAGTCGCTAGGATCGCGAGTATCTCGGAGTGTGTGTACTCTTGTTTACCGCTTAGGAAGGATGGTTGTTCGCCTTCGTATTTAACGAATGTTTGTGTGCCGTCTACAGAGTATCTAAGTGTGTCGGCAGAGGTTTCAGCTACTTGACTAAAATCCACGGAGTCTACCTCATCCGTATTTATAATTACATATTTTCTGCTCATAATTATTAAGAAGGTACGTCAGTTGAAAAAGTAGGCCCGTTGGTAAGTGTACCGTCATTACCCCCACTTCCTTGGTCTGTGATTGTAGTACCTGTTCCGTTATCGTTATCTCCCATACGCCACCAGCCGATAGGTGAGTAAGAAGAGAGATTGTCGGGTACTCCACTACTGTAAATATTTGATACATCAGACGCTGACAACTCGGAGCTAAAGATAGAAAATTCATCAATCAGCCCGTCAAAGTAATAATTATTACCGTGGTAACCTCCAACTCGCAAAGGAGCTGCTACATAATTAGTAGGATCAGAGCCTGTTCCGATTGGCGTGGTGTTTCCATCCAAATAAATTTTAGATGTAGAACCATCGTTTGTGATTACCACGTGATACCAAGTACCTGCATCAAGTGTCGCTGTGGTTGATACTCTATATGAACCGAAAGCATAATATTTTACTAATGAATTAGCACCTTTTGTTTCAATCCATAGCGAAGGTTGACTGCCACCTACAATAGACCGCATATCAAAAATATTTACACCGAATCCAGTTGTATTATTACTGCTTCCGTTAAGCCAAAAAGATATTGAAAAACCTGAAGACCCAAATGCAAAATCACTCGTTGAGGATACATCCATACTATCATTGCCACCATCAAATTCTACGCTGTAGTCGTTTGTAAATACACTTCCTCCAAACTGAGCCAAGGTCGCATCAATCGCACCCGCAGTAGTCTCAGCCACATAAAATAATCCTGTGTCCGTGGCATGATATATTTCACCTTGGACACATTCCTTCTTGAACTTTGCTTTGTTCGCGTCAGTCCCTGTTTTAACAGAGATGGTGTAATCTTTACGACCTAACTTCATACACCCGTAGCGGTCGGTGTAAACTCAGCTAAAGTAGAATCGGAAGCACCAGCAGTAGTCTCAGCTAGGTAAAGTTTCTTAGTGTCAGTCGCAAAGTAATATTCCCCTTGCGTAGCTTCCTTCTTAAACTTCGTCTTATTAGCATCCGTCCCCGTCTTCACCGCAATGGAGAAGTCCTTCTTTTGCAACTTATTGAGTGCCATGACTTAGCTTGCGGTTCCAGCGTTGATGCAAGGACTTGCCGGGCGGAGGCGATAATCGCCATTTGCGGAGTCTACGAATTGCGGGTCAACCGCTAGGTTATTAGCATCGGAAGACAATGAAGTTCCGTCAGCTTGCAGAAAACTATTGAACGGCGATATTGTAATCGTTGAGTCTACCCCCATCGTTGTGTACGAGTTAGTAGTGTCTAGTATTATGCAATTTTGCAAAGTGCAATTAACCTTACGAAAAATAATAGTACGATAACCACCCACACCTCCAGGATTCGTTATTGTGCAGTTTGTAAATACGCAATCAGCGGCTACATTCGACCCATTGCGATGTTCAAAGAAATATTTATTTGAATTTTGCGTAAAGATACATCCTGTGAAATTAGCCCTTGGACAACCTGTTGATCCACTTTCTTGAAAAAAGTAAACTGCATCAAACAAGCAACCGTTAAATGTCTGCAATCTGGTTGCTTCTGAGGTTAACTGATAAAGATCAATGGGGTCTACAGTTGCACTCGCACTCACATCTATATTCTCGTAATTTAATGCAGATACCAACGATGTGTTTCCGAAGTCGCAACCAGTACAAGTAAACTTTGCCTTTAATCCGTCAGTAGTTTTGTAATTTATAACCTTTGATGTTTCTGCTGAACAAAAGTCTAAAGAACCGCCAACAGCATAAGTTGCAGAAGTATCAAAAAAGATAGTGTCACCTGAACTAATAGCACCTTCGGCGGTCGCAAGTGCGGAATTAGTAAATGCTTTCGCATTAATTGCTGAGTCTCCACTACCTGTGCCTTGGTCTGCGGTTGGATGAAAGTAATAATTAGCCATAATTTGTGTGTCTCTAAGTTAGAATGTAAGTTAAGCGATTGATCCGCCTGAGATTAAGATTGGTGCTGGATTTGCCCCTATGTCAGGGTTTTGAAAGCCTTGGCGAATTGGTAATCCGTTTGCTCCTTTACTGTCAGAGTCTCCGCTGATGACTGAGTAGTTTTCAGATGCACCAGCTAGAGTACCCGCTACCTCAATGTCAGGCTCGGTCGAATCCTCGACTACACTAAATCCAAACGAAGCCGCCTTTCTAGCAGAAGGAGTGTTTAGGTATATGTTAGCTGAGTCGCTCTTTACCAAAAAGTCCAAGTTGCCATCCGCGTCTGCGATGACCATGACCGACTTATTCGGATTGTCCGTGACCTTAAAACTCTGATTAGGAAATGCTCCGATGTGCGGGTTGTCCGTTCCACGAAGTGCGGTGGTGAGCGGGCCGTTCACATCGGGACTTGGCAAGTTCGTTAACTGCGAGCCATCAACTGCGGGCAATCCTGTAGCATCTAACTCAACAACATTGCCGTTGCTTGTCCCTACATTCTTTGCCGCCGCTGTTCCTAGGTCACCCGGTTGAGTAGCACTATCTGCTAATGTCCCTTGTGCCGCAGTTGCGTAGGCGGACGAATCAAATGCTTTTACCTGGGCTAGGTTAGTAACCTCACTATCCATCAACGCTCCAGCCGCAGTTACATTCGTTGCATTTACACTCTGTACGGGAGCCGCCAACATTAAGTTTGCGACTGTGACGCTCTTTGTAGTGGGCGTTCCACTTACATCGGTAATTGGGATAATATCCCCAACGGCTGGCGTTGTTCCGAGTGGGTCTAATGCTGAAATTTTCTTATTTGCCATAGTTATTTCCTCTATTCATCGAATGCTAAAAATTGCCCGGCTTCTACGAGCAGAAAGTCTTCCGCTTCGGTTTGGATTACGCCATCGGGGCCACCAGGTGTAGGTGGTCCTACCTGACTGTCTGCATCGGTATCACCGATGAATAAACCTAGTCCGAATAAAGGCATTAGGCTTTGTAAAGTATGGCCGCCCCGCTGGTAAGCGTGATGCTAGTGAAGGGAAAATAAATACAATCGTTTTTATTGAATGTAATATTATCTGCTATCAACCCCGCCGAGTTATCCATCTTGCTTGTAACTGCATTAATTACTGAATCCTCAGTAAATTGGATGGCCACAAAGTCTCCTACATTAGCCCCAGTTCCGTTTACATAAATAGAACCATTGGCTCCCATCGAGTTCTGTACATTTATACTGCTGATTCCCATGATATTATGATGTTGTTAAAATGTTTACTCCGAAGCTGTAGCTCGGATAAGTGTTGAAGGTTATTTTGTTCATCGCATTGAGTCGCTCGACTCGATCCAGTTCCAATGCCAAGGTTTCCTCGGCCATCTGTTCCTGTTGAACACTTTTTTCTAATTGCCCATCGGATTTATAAAAGTCTGCAACGCAGGCTAATAATAAATATCTCTCTAAAAATTGTGGAAGATCCGTTGTGCCTGTTCCATAATCGTTTTTTGGTACTTGGTTACCCACAACAAATACAGATGTCTGTGTAGAGTTGGCAGGCAGAATTAAATAACCATTGATTAATTGATATTCGAGTAGGATTGCGGTCCTGTCCGTAAGTGGGTTCTTCGTGTATACCTGGTAGACATCTAAGAGGTCGGATGCATTGTCGATCTGTACCGCTTTGTCGGCCACTATCGGGCTTGTGACTGCGGCCACAGTCTTCTCGACTATTGTCTGTACATCAGGCCATTTTGCCCGTGTCCATGCCCCTCTGATACGATCATTAAGGCTGTTCTTGAGCGATGTTTCTTCCTGAGACAATAAAGCATCAAGTCCAATCGCTGATTGGAATCTACTCTTGAAGTCGCTGTAGGAAATAGTCCTCAATGTTTTACCTTAACTTCGGGGTTTGATTTCTCGAAGTCTTTGACGAATCCTTTATCGCCCCAGCATCCTGGTCGCTCCTGTTGGTGTCTTAAATAAGTCGCAGTATCTGTCACTCGCTGAAGGCGGAAGTTTCCTTTGCCCCCCTCGAGGGATTTAGCGGCTCGGCGAGCTTGCTCCTGTCTTTGAGCATAGCCACTTTTTTCCCGAACTACTGCCTGCTCGTTTGCTTTTCTCATGTAGTAAGCGATTTCCTCCTGTGAGTTTCCACTCCGCTTACCTCCTTTTACGATAATATTAAGACTCATATTTTAAAAAGAAAAAGGGAGCCAGCCTACCCCTAAGCTGGCTCCCCATTTTATGAACACATGAAACAAACAATTACTACTAATTGATTGAAGATTTATTAAACAATAGAACCAAGTGCGCGAGGGTTTGCTACTCTTAGAGTAAGCATTGCCTCGGAGATTGCTCTACGGCCAGCACCATTGTCGGGAAGGTCGTTTACAGTAATTCCTTCAAGGAATTTAAGGGAAACATTGTCATCATCCGAAATCAAGTATGCACGATTTGAATTGATGACTCCTTCAGCGGTGTCTGTACCTGCGGTAAGTTTACCACCTGAAACATAAGCACCATTACCAGCGACTCCACTAAGTTGGAAAGTATCAGCAGTTTTACCAGCTACTGTGTGAGTTCCGTTTGCGGCAGTATTACCAAGAACTCCGCTAATTGTGACCTTATCACCATTAGAGAATCCATGACCAGCAGAGGTTACTACGATTGGGGTGGCGTTAGTTGCACCTGTGATAGCTTTGGAAATTCCACGACCGCCGTGAAGCATTGGAATGATATCGATTGAACCAAAATCAGATATGAAACTAAGTACAGAACGAACCAAGGTTTTTCCGCTCACATCTTGAGTGAAGGAATAAACTGGGTTAGTCGCAATAGCGGCACGGGTGTAATCGGTGATTGCGTTCATTACCGCAGGACCAGCGAAAAGTTTGTACTCTCCTTTAGCTCCACTTGCTTCGTAAACAGATTGAAGAAGTCCACGAAGACCTGATTCTGTCAAGTTTGCGAAGTCTACCCGAGATCCACTTACTGCACGAAATCCTTGTTTTAAGGAAGTATCGAAAGTGTTTCCAGTTGCTTCAGGATCACTCCATTTGCCCAGGCCACATAATAAACTTCCGGCAGAACTAGAACCAGCGGCTTGGTCAGTTGACGAACCAATAGCAGTCTCGATTGAGCGCTTGAGTTGGATAAGGGATTTTGCCTTTGAAGCGTTGTACAATCCGTTCTGACCATTAGGTGCTACATCTACCATCTCAGCTTGGCGAGATACAGAAAAGCGGTCCTGTAGGGTTTGGATTCTGTTACCCAAACGAGCGCGAGAATTTACCAAGTCGCTCATATCACTAAGTGAATAGTCAACTCCGTCAACTTGTCCTGAAATGGATGGGTCGGCGAGGCTATCTACTAACCATTCGTTGAGAGTCGCTTTAGGAGCGGCGGATTGAGGGAGGAAACTGAACAGAGGTGTCTCTGTAGGTTCCACAGTTTTTAGAAGTGATTCTAAGTTTTCTCTAGCGCCTTGAACGCTAGTTACATTATAGGAAGTTGCTAATGCCATTTTAAATAAGATTTTGAATTTTAATAATAAAGTTTAGTCGCTAAGAAACGCGGCTAGATCGGTTACCGAGAGATTGCCTTGGCGCTTGATTTGATCTTTCTGTTTCTGTTTCCGAGTATTGGCATTTTCCACCGGTGGTGAGGCGTTGCCTCCATCTGTAGGTGGTGGACTCTTGGGCTTGATCGCTTTCTTTTTAGGTGCGGTCTTTGCCTTTTGGTCAGACTTGATTGCTTCAATCCCTCGAACGAGGGTTGCGGCTATAAAGTCACCATTGGGAAGATTTTCCAGGACATGGCCGTATTGGCTTTTGAGTCCTCCGAATAATTCTTTCCGAGCTTCTGCTGATTCATCGTCCTGGTTTAACCAGGGATGTGTGGCTATGGTATCCTGTTGCCATTGAGATTTTTCCTGTAAGTAGTTCTGCCTAGCTGGAATCTTTTCGGTAAGGTACTCGTCTGCTTGGGTAAGGATATTACGGATGTCATCATCTGAATATTCTTTTCCATCAACTTCGACATAGTCTTTCCCGATATTCTGTAGGGCGAACTTCTTGGCGGCTTGGGCTTCCTTTTGTAACTTTTTTAAGTCTTCAAAGTTCTGAACATTTTCAAGTTCAGGTTGGCCGGTTGCCTGCTCAGTAGGTTGGCTATTGGATTTGAGTGATTCGATCTCGGCTTTAAGTGCATCTGCGTTTTCTTCAGCAGACTTAGCTCGGGCAGTTAGTTTATTAACTTGCTTGAGCAGTTTACCTACAGCTTTTGGTGGTTCCTCTTCAGACTCCTCCTCGACCTCTTCATCCTCTTGCTCGGTTTCTTCTTCGGTATCTTCTTCCTCTTCGGAAATAGACTGTGAAAGAACATCTTCTTCCGATGCTTCTGCTTGCTTGGAACTCTCGGGAGTTTCCACGCTTGCCTCATCGTCAGATGCCTTCTGGTCACTTTCAACTTGATCGACAAAGGATGCCGCCAAATCTTCCATGCTCATTGGGCCTTGCGCTTGATTGTCTTCTGCTCCCGTGGATTCAGCCGGAGCCTCGCTAATAACTGTGTCTGCCATAATTTCTCTGCGTTTGAAGAGTTCGCACTCTCTTGTATTGATCTGCGCAGTAAATACACTCCGCCAATGACAATTATATCAGATAAAAATTAGGATTATTCAGGAAATTTTAAATGCGTTCCAGTTGTCCTGAAACCCTTCATACTTGGCTTTTGATTTAGTATTGTGAGGATACAAACTTATGCGGATTGCGTTATCCAAATCCATGCATGGTATGATGTACCATTTATTTAAAGGTTCGACATAGGCCGCTAGGGTATCGACCTTAGTGCAGTCTATGGTTTCTTTTACCTTCTTGCCTGTTGCCGATGTAATCATGTAACGACCGAGTCCTTTACCCCTTGTGTCATGCAATAAAGTAGATGTGCCTTTTATCTGTACTCGAAAGGTACGACCTGCCGAGTTCATAACAATACAATCCTGTGGCAAATAGTCACCAAGGGGAGTAAAAACTTCTAAGCCATTCTTTAGAGCATCTAAAAAAAACTGCTGTTCGTAAAGGCTACCCGCCCTCTTCATCTTCGATCTCAAAAATGAAGATATCATCGTCAAGCCATTCGTTAAGATCATCCATCGCAATCTTTGCCATTTCCAAATCATCGATGTCCGATTCTTCGATCCATCGATTCAATAATGCACGATGCTCGTTTTTAAACTGCTGATGCGGGGTCTCGGTCATCCTCATTTTCGATACAACTTATTAGCCTACTTAGCCCAGCGATCTCACCCGACAGACGGGCAAGCTTTTGTGGGTTGTCCACATGATTATAATCCTGAAAGTCTACCAAACAGGAGTCCCTCTGCTCCTTGATGAATTTCTTGACGAATTTCCATTCTGTTTGGTCGTTAAGACCAGCAATAGCATCAGATAAATTCATGCTTTTTTCTTCTTCTTGGTTTGTGAGGCTTTGATGGCTTTTGCCGTTGGGTAGTTTTTACTACCAGGCTTATTCATCCGCTCACCCGAGCCTGACTTAATGCGTTTCTTCTTAGCGGCGATATTTGCCCATAGTCCTGGTTTCTTTTTATTCATTACATTGAACTGGCTGGAACATTTCCAGGTGCGGTCCCTAGTTGACCAATTAGCGCGTTTCTTTGTTGGGCTTGCTGTTGCTCAAGCTGACCAGCATATGTCTGTAGTCGCTTCGCAAAATTCTCGTCCTCCTGCATCCTTTTTTGGATGTCTGTGGCTGGAATTTCGTCCGTTCCTGCCAAATATTGTTGCAAGAATTGTAAACGAAGTTGAGAATTTGCTCCCTGTGGTGCATTGACCACCTGACCACTAAAGATTTTAGCGAGATCCGCAGATGTTTCCTTAATCTCTTTATCAGTTGCCTCTTCAGCAGGTGCAATTAATTGACCAGCAAGGTTTGGATCGATTGCTTCGATTACTTTGCGAAGATATACATCGTAACGAGCTTGGCCTTGGCGGTCATACTGAGACATTAGCTTACCTACTGTGTCCAACTTCTGAAGAACCTTCTCCTCATCCTGATTCATCGAGTTCCATGAAATATTGAAGTCATACAACTCCGCAGTTTCATCCAAGATTAGCTGTGCGCCTTGCTCGTTATTGGTAACCCGAAACCAAACCATTGGCCCCGAATAAGTACGATCCAAGCACCATACACGCTTTAAAACTTCCTTCCATCCACTCAGCCAACAATTAACCAAGTGCTGTTTTAACGCATTTGCTTCCACCGCATCTTCAGGACCAGTCGCCCGACCGGTTATGCGATTACAAAGTTGACGAATTTCCATCTCCACCTGTGTCGATGCTGGTGAATACCTTGGCGTATCCATCCATCCGACTTCATCCCTACGGCGGACAGGAATCTGTGCGCCTGGACCGATCCGTTCGGGCCTGCGGCCTAAGCTGTAAAGAAATGGAGGCATTGTAGTCATCGATGTTGCGTCTCGCCGCGAGTCCATTTCTGTTTTTACGGCCACCTGGTAGCTCTTCAACAATTCAGGGTATCCCCGAGAATCCAATAACCGATGATTCAAATGCTCTCGCGTGATACATACGAATGGATACCGACCCTCGTCATATCCAACAGGTTCATGGAAACCTGCTTCTTCCATTTCGTCCGTCCAACAGGTCTTAATAACGATTGGGCAGTCGTCCTCGTCCAATTCCTTACGATATGTGGTAACTACTCGGATTAATCCCTCATAACTCTGAGTCGAATAATCATTTCCATAGTTAAAATTACTGTAAGATTCCTCCTCAAAGAAGTCTTTTGCCTTTTCGATAGCTCCATCTATCCATTTGGCATCCCAGCCCTCATTTACCTTCTGCTTTAACGCTTCAGGAGTATAATAATGGATACAATGGATAGAACGGGCGGACTCTAGATCGATGGTGTTACTATCCACGATTAATTCACGCCCAAGCTCATACGCTTTTACTGCCGGACGATTTACCACCATCTTTTCAGTAGGTATTTCTGTCTCACCAGTCTTACGAAGTTCGTTAAGCATCTTCTTGACCCGTCTCTTCTTCAACTTTGGAAACATCGGATAGAACATTTCCTCGACTCCCTCCTTCATCTCAGGGTCCTGAATAGCCATTGCTAATTCGGGCGATTGTTGGGCAATTTCTTCCAAACTTAATGGTTCAAACTTGCGAGTCTTCTCCTGTTTCCAATAAGTGCCAAAGAAAGTCAGTCCGTTTTGAAGTAAATAATTAGCACCGATGGCTGATTCTCTCATCAGTTCATCCATCGTCCCCATTCGCCACTTCAAAAATTCACTTACCAACTTGGCCGATGCTATGTCACCGCTCTCCACAGGCGCGGCTACCAGGTTAGCCTGTGTGAGGGCCTGCGTGAGAGTCGCCACATCCCCATCGATCAATGGGTTTATAACATTGGGGTCAAGGTCACTACTGCCTTCAAACGGAAAGGCTTCAGGTCCGCTCTTCTTGCCGTCACCTGTTTTGCCTGCCCACTCATTAAATCGAACCTCCCGAGCATCCTCGGCTTTATCCATCCATGATGATAAATTTGCTTTTGCCCGTTCAAACTCATGCTTTAATTCATCAACATCGGGCTTTTCTTCGTATAATTGTACTTCGTTTTCCATTTTTCTAAACTTACTAGTTTAACATTTTATTTCTTAATTTATCCAAGGCCTGTTGCTCGATTCGTTGGAGCGATGTGAACCCAATCCCCACAAATTCCGAAATCTCCTGTAGAGTTAATGGTTCAGGTTCCTCACCGCTGGCTAAAGATTCAATCCCATGCTCGATGACCATTTCACGAAGCATCATATCGATCCTCCGATCCTTATCTTCCGATGTCTCACACCAATCTGTACAACTCGTCATTGCCTTCCACCTTCTTGACTAAAACCATGCTGTTAGGACGGTGATTATCCTGTGGCCTCTTCACGCAAACCCCTACACCTTCACGATCCTTAAAGAATATACGCATTAAACGAGGATTGGGGACTGGTCCAAGCACCCTAGCCTCTTCGTATTTAGGTAATTCAGGCACAACTTCCTCCTCCTTGGGCTGTGGGGGAGGCTCAGGGGGCTTTGCATCCTCCTTGTATACCTTTTGTACTGTTGCCCGACTGAAGCCCGCAAGCTTCGCTACTTCAGGCCATGTATTCCCAGCCTCCCGAAGCCTAATGATTTCCTTACGATGCCGAGGCATCACCTTTTTAGATTTCATAATTTAATAACTCCCCCCGCCTGAAGGTAAAAAACTCTCCTCATCATGGTACTCGAAATTACCGATGGAAAAATACCGGATATTATCTACAAAATCTTTACTCGGACATTTTAGCCCAGCACTTGGCTGGTAAGCCTGCATACAGCTAATCAAATTCTGACATTCATCCGAGAACATCAATCTTGGCTTGTTATCCAAATCCATTGGCTTGTCCCGATCCCATGCCAGTAGATTGTTGATTGCCTGCAAGCCCGTCTCGATATCAAGAGCCTC